TATAAAGTGGCCGATCAGGGTCCGCACCCCGGCATCATCCACTTGATAGTAGGCAATCTCCGCCCCCTGGCTGATGGTCAGGCTGCCTGCCGGCGCGAAAATGGATAATTCCAGGCAGGCGCAGCAGGCGGAGCCCAAAGCGAGTTCCGTCCCACTATTGACGCTTTCGGTGTAAGTGCAGCTTCGGATTGCGTTGCCGCCTTCCGACCCGGAGAAGAGCTCTTCACCGCTGGGAAGAATGATTAAACTTTTCCGCATATCGTCCCTCCTAGCATTCGATAATGTTGAACTTCAGATTCTTGTACGGCCCAGTCCGGCTGTTGTGCAGCACTACACTGGCCTTAGAGAAATACGCCGTGCATGTTTTAAGGCTCCCGTTCTCTGGAAAGGAAAATGTGAACGTGCTTTTTCCAGAGAATAGCCCCATGAGATAGGCATAGTCCGCCGCATCCAGGAGTAAGTAGCCGAATCCGAATGTCCGGACCTTCTCCCTCACCACAAAGCGATGCATGACGCCGCTTTCATCCCGGCCAGAATCAGAGGAATCCAGGTCGGAAAGGCTGATTTCCACACCCGCATCCGGAGCGAGAAGGGCTCTGCCGTCCACCTTGTAAGCAGTATCGTAAGCTCTTATCATGCGAATCCTCCGTTCATCACAGCTCGTTTCCGGTTGTAGCGGTCCACTGCGCGGCCTAGCGTCTCATCTCCGATGGTTACACCGCCATTTTCTTGGATGGCATCAATGATCTCTTTGGCAGCTTGCAGGATGGCATCCACCACATCCCCATTTGCAGAAGCCACAGCCTCCGCGATGGCGGACTGAGGCGCGGCGATTTCGGGATTGCTACCAGCCCCGGGATACTCTCCCATCATGGCTAGGGTAGGCTGCTTAATCACGCCGCCTTTGGCCAGTAGCGGGATTTGTGGGGCGGACACCTCTCCGATGTTAAAGCCAAAAGATTTACCGCCAAGGCCGGGGACCCAGTCCGGGATACTGAAGTGCAGCTTATTCAGCAGCCGGATCACAGCATTCAGGCCGTTTACTACGCCACGGATCATCCCGTTGATGCCGCCAATGATGCCGTTGATGGCACCTTTAATAGTAGATACAATCCCGTTCCAGATGTTGGAGATAGTTTTCTTCACGCCGTTAAAGATTTCGGTGACCTTATCCTTAATCGCCGTGAATGCTGTGGAAATCCCGGATTTGATGCCATTTACCACATTCAGCACTGTGGATTTGATGCCATTCCAGATGTTAGCAGCGGTATCCTTGATGCCGGTCCACAGATTGGATATAAAGCTTTTGATGCTATTCCAAATGCCGATAACATCATCCTTGACTTTATTCCAAATATCCTTCAAAAAGTTCCAGATGGAAGTAGCGATGCCTTTAATCCCGTTCCAAATCCCGGAGAAAATTTCCTTGATTCCGTTCCACGCACGATCCCAGTCGCCTGTGAAAATTCCGGCGATGAAGTCAATTAGGCCATGCAGCACATCAATAGCAGCGCCAACTACATTGCCTATTAGATTTCCGATGAACGTAAATACGCTACTTACGATCGATCGTAGCAGTTCGAAGATGGGGCGTACAGCGTTCCATACAGCCGCAATCACTTCGCCAACGCCACTAATGATTTCCTGAATCTTGTCGCCCTTTTCTTGGAAGGTTTCCGCAACTTTTGCAAAAATCTCCTTCAAGCCGTTCAAACAATCAATTACAACATCTCCGATGAATTCGGCAACTGGTTTCAGTTGATCCAGCAGTTTTTTCAGGCCTTGCCACGCCGGATCCAAGATATTGCATAAAGCCTGAAAGGCAGCCACCAGTAGATCAATGCATGCCGGCACATAATCCTCAATCGTCCAGGATGCCAGCGGCAACAGTACAGATTCATAGGCGTCGGCTAAGGCCCCAGTAACCAATCCAACCAAGGATTCGCACACGGAGATATACTGTGCAAAAGATCCCAGCGCAGGAGATAAGTCCAATCCGCTGAGCCACTCCGCTGTAGCCCCGGATATGCGGTCGAGCATGCCCAGGACGTTGTTCAAGATATCCCACCAGGCCTGTATAATCGCAGTCCCGTTCCCGTTATCGTCCCAGGCGGCCTTCAGGCGTTCCGCAAATTTATCCACACAGCCCATGATGTTGCTGAAGATACTAAGGATGCTTTCCAGCGTCTGCTGACCGGTACCGTTGGTGAATACTTCATAAAAGCTATCGCCTATGCTGCCAGCAAGCGCTTTCACGCTTGTAAAGGCACTTTTCATAGATGCAACGACTTTTTCGCCTTGACTATCCCAGGCTGCCTCGAACACATCAAAAATGCCCGCCAACTTTTCGTTGATCGGGCTTGTGTCCAGATCCAGGGTGGCATCGTAATTGATGTCTGCGCCGCCAGCTCCACCGCCCCCGCCACCGCCTGCGCCGGCATCCGGGGCTTCCAGCGTCTCAATCTCGTCGAATCCAGCCAGCGTCTGCCTGGCCTTTTCCATTTGCTTGGCGGCCCCGCCTGCGGCATTGCCCGCAGACTGCATTCCCTTGGCTGCACTGGCCATGGATGCCACAGATTTGCCAGTCAACAGGGATATTACTTGGGCGATGGATGCGAATACCCTGGCTGCCACGTTAGCTAAGGCTGCCAGAGCTGGGGCAAGGACTTGGATCAGAGGGGCTGCCGCCGTGGCTGCCGCACCCTTCAAATTGGCAAGGGCGGATTGCATTTCGGATGTTTGCCCAATGGCGGAACTGAAATACTGCGTTAGACTGCGGAGGCCTGCGCTGATGCCATTAAAAATAAGCGCACCGGATACAATGCCTCTCAGCCTTGTCCCAAAGCGGCTTGCGTGCCTCTCGGCGGAGCCAAATCCACGCTTAAACACGCTACCAATCTTTCCGGCTACCCCAGCCAGGGGCGACGCCAGGCCCTTCCCCAGGGCGCCAAGGGCATTTTTCCACTTCTGCTTGGTTGCTTCTGCAGCTTTTCTGTGGGCCTCTTCCGCTTTTTTAGCCGCAGCCTCTTGGGCCGCAGCCGCTTTTCTTGCCTCTCGCTCTTGCGCCGCAGCGGCTTGCTGCGCGGCCCTCGCTTGCGCGTCAGC